TACGTTGTTACAAGTATCAAGAGAAGTACAATCTGAAGGATGGACATTTAATAAAGAGTATCATTATGAGATGACTCCTGATACAGATGACTTCATATTAATACCAAGTAATATGCTGCAAATAAAACTGACAGAGAACTCAGCTAATATGGATAAAGATGGTATCCGTAGAAGTGGTAAATTATATGACAGACATAATCATACATACGAATGGACAGATGAAACTGTAGAATGTGATATTGTATGGGAGTTTGACTGGGTAGATTTACCTCAACCTATACAAGATTTCATAACATCTAGAGCATCAACTCTTGTATCTCAAAGAATAGTAGGAGACTCTGACCAGTTCTCTATGCTACAACAACAAGAAGCTTATATGAGAGCTTTAGCTTTAGAGTATGAAACACAACAAGGTCAGTTTACATTCTTTGGGCACCCACAAGGACATCAAAATTACTATCAAAGCTATCAACCATTCCATGCACTTAAAAGATAATGCCAGCAGTAACTCAACGTGTAAGTAATTATCTAGGTGGTGTCTCAAGACAATCTGATGATAAGAAATTAACTAATCAAGTTAGAGAGTGTCTTAATGGTTATCCTGATCCTACCTTTGGTCTAACTAAAAGACCAGGGTTTAAATGGATAGCAAACTTAGGTACAGGCACTACCTATGATTCATCTAAATGGTTCTACATCCATAGGGATGCAGACGAGAAATATATAGGATGTATTAAACCAGCTTCAGGAGGCTCTCCAGGCGACATAGATATATGGAATGCTACAACGGGGGCTGCATGTACTGTTAACTATGGTACAGGGGCACAGGCGTACCTTACAGGAGCACGTATAAACTATGACATACTAACTGTACAAGATACATCTATAATAACTAACAATTTAATAACAGCAGCTAAAATAGCTGACCCTACATTTGTAGCTAAAACTAGAGCTACACTTGTATTAACTGATACTGCAGTAGGTGAGTATGATGTCACTATTAATGGTAGTGCTATAACTACTTATGATGCTCCTAGTACTCAAACATATAATGGTCTACTAACTGAATTAAAATCTCGTATTGATGGATTAAATATTTCAGGATTAACAGTAACTAAATATGCAGCTTCTTTAGAATTAGATAGAGTAGTAAGTGGTACAAGAACTGCATTCACTATATCAACTACTGGTGGTTCTGCTAATAATAAACTTAGTGTATTCCAAGATCAAGTAGATAATGTATCTCAGTTGCCATTCACTTCATTCCATGGTCGTGTAGTTAAAGTCATCAATACTGCATCTACTAATGATACATACTTTGCTAAGTTCGTAGCAGATGATGGTACATCTGGTACAGGTTACTGGGAAGAAACTTTAGATCCTAGTAAGTCGACTGGTTTAAACCAAGACACTATGCCTCATGAGTTGATCAATAATTCTACTAATACATTTACATTTCAAAAGATAGCGTGGACTGCTAGATTAGTAGGTGATGATACAACTAACTCACACCCTAGTTTTATAGGACAAAAAATACAACAATCATTCTTTCATAATAATAGACTTGGATTCTTATCTAAAGATAATGTATCTATGAGTCAATCTCAGGATTTCTATAACTTCTATCATACCTCTGCACAAACAGTTACTGATGCAGACCCAGTAGATTTAAGCTGTTCAACAATTCGACCTGCTGCACTACATGGTGTACTTCCTACTACACAGGGTTTAGTCCTATTTAGTAAGAATCAACAATTTCTTATGAGTGCTGCTGATGGAATTCTAACACCAACTACTACAACTATCAGTACTATTGCTAGTTATGAGATGGATACAGAAGTTGATCCTGTTGATATGGGTACTAATATTAACTTCATAAGTAAGACTCCTAGTTATACTAGAGTGTTCGGAATGGTCACACGTGGTCAAGATGAGAACCCTCAAGTTATAGACGTTGGTAGAGTAGTTAACGAATGGGTTCCAGCTACAATAGATACATTCATTGCTAGTCCACAGAACCAATTCCTAGCTCTATCTAGTCAATCAGATAGGAAAGTATATTTCTATCGTACGTATAGTGATGGTGAAAAGAATCTAGTAGAAGCATGGTTTAATTGGGAACTGTCAGGTACAGTTCAAGGTATGGCTGTTGATTCAGATGATATGTTTGCTGTTACTAAACAAGGTAATCAGTTTACATTAAGTAAAGCAAGTTTAAGTCAGAGTCCATCTGACGCTATTATTGTCAATAATGATGGGTCTAGAATTAATCCCTGTATAGATCTTTATGCTACTGCTAGTTCAGTTGCATGGGATTCTACTAACGAGTTCTCTAAATGTTATATACCATGGAATAATGTAACTGGATTAACTCCAGTACTAATTATTAAAGGTACAACAGAAGCAGGTTCTTTCGTTGAATCAGGTTTTACAATTACACCTGACGTTATTACTGATGATGGTAATCCTTACTTTAAAGTATTAAACAAGAATTTAACTAGCGTTGCTAGTGATGTAATAGTTGGATGGAAATATGATTTAGATATTATATTACCTAAGACATATTATAGAGCAGATGATAACATGTTATTAACAGATTATACTGCTAACTTAACTATAGCAAGAATGAAGTTTGCTGTAGGATTATCAGGTGTTATGGGTTTCAAACTTAAGTCTACTGGTATTCTACAAGGTAAGAAGGAGTATACTGGAGATAATAGTACTACTATATTTAACTGGACTAAAGATGATCTAGATTATGTAGATACAGATCAAATAAAAGTAACACTAGATGGTGTTGCTACTACTGCATTTACTGTATCAGGTGACTACCAAATAACATTTAGTAGTGCTCCAGGTACAAATGTAAAGATAAAGATATACCTTGATGAATGGTATAACTTAAACCCTACGATAATAGCTGATACATACTTAGCTAATGATATTGCATTATCTGAGCAATCAGTGTTTTCAATACCTATTCATCAGAAAACGAATAACTTTCAACTTAGAGTGTTTAATGATTCTCCATTCCCTGTGTCTTTAAACTCAATGATGTGGGAAGGTAATTATTCACCAAGATTTTATAGGAGGACATAACATATGGCATTACCGATTATAGCGGGAGCTGCATTAGGATTTGGAGGTGCAGCGGCTTTAGGAGGTGCAGCTGTCCTTGGTGCTGGAACAGTAGCAGCTATGACTATTGGAGGGGCTGCTATCGGTGCTACAATACACGGCACTGGACAAGCCGCTGAAGCATCAAGAGAAGCTGCTAGAAAATCCAACGAAGCTACCGAAAGAGCATGGGCTTACAATACAGATCTCTGGGAAATGGAGAAGCAAAAGCTCGACAGAGACCATGAATTCAGAACTGAAACTATTCAAATACAAGCTCGTAATGAACTAAGAGCTGCTGAATATAAAGACGCTAACCTTGCTAAACAATTTAATAGACAAGTACAGATAAGAAACATGCAGCAAGCTGGAGCAGAAGCTGAGTTTGCTAAGTCTGATGAGATATATCAATTCCAAACTGGATTCAATAGAGAATCTGCTGAAGCTGCAAAAGAAGGTGAATGGAGGAAATTCCAAGAAACCCAAGCTGGTGCAGCCTTTGATAGACAAGAAGCTTTCGTTCAACATTTAGAAAACGAAGGTAAGATAAGAGCCAGAGGACAAGCTGGTAGAAGTACAAATAAAGTTAGTCAAGCAGCTTTAGCTAAGTTTGGTACTAGCATGGCTGTCTTAAGTGAGTCAGTAGCTAATGCTGGTAGAAACATGAGAGCTGCTTTAGGAGATGTAGATAGAGAAGAGTGGGCTGCTAACTTAACAGCTTACGCAAGTAAAATGTTAGATCCTGGTGTATTACCTGAAATACCAGTACCTTTCGCAACACCACTAACAGAGTGGCAATTCCCTGAAGAACTACAAGAATTCGATTACGGTCCTCCTCCTGTACTTGGAGCTATGATGTCACCATCAGCTCAGTCACAGATGATCTGGGGTCAAGGTGTCGCTAGTATTGGTAGTCAAATAGCAGGAGTTGATTATTCAGTATTCAACCGATAATTAAACATGGCAAAGTATTATCAAAAACACGCTCAAGGGCGTGGAAGAGTTGGTAATCCTGATCTTTACGCAG